AGGATGGTGGTACTGCTTCTAATGAGGCTTATGCCTTGTTCCGTGGGATGCTCTCTGATGCTATTGCTTTAGAGTCCACTCGTTATCCTGAAGACAACTTTGTGGCGGTCTAATGGCAGCAATACTTCAAAGTTATAGTCTTTCAGCACCAGGCTTTTATGGCCTGAATACTGAAGATTCTCCCCTTGATTTAGGGGCTGGCTTCGCTTTGGTTGCGACTAACTGCATTTTGGATCAGTATGGTCGTATTGGCGCTAGAAAAGGTTGGTCAAGGGTTAACTCTTCTTCTGGCGATCTAGGCGCTAACGATGTTGGTGTTATCCATGAGTTAGTCCAGAATGACGGGACTCTTACAGTTCTGTTCGCTGGAAACAACAAGATATTCAAACTTGGTACTGCTAATGCGGTGACTGAGTTGACCTATGGTGGTGGTGGTTCTGCTCCTACCATTACCGCATCTAACTGGCAAACTGCTTCTTTGAATGGTATTGCTTACTTCTTCCAAACTGGTCACGATCCATTGATTTATGACCCCGCAGTAAGTACAACTACTTATCGCAGAGTTTCTGAGAAGTCTGGTTATGTAGCTACAGTTCCTCAAGCCAATATCGCTATCTCTGCTTTTGGTCGCTTGTGGGTGGCTAATACTGCTTCGGACAAGGTAACTATTAGCTTCTCTGACCTGATTGCAGGTCATGTGTGGGGCGGTGGCACTTCTGGCTCATTGGATGTCTCCCGTGTTTGGCCTAATGGTGCAGATGAAGTGATGGGCTTGGCAGCGCACAATGATTTCTTGTTTATCTTTGGTAAACGACAGATTCTTGTTTATTCTGGTGCTTCTACTCCTGCATCTCTCGTTCTGAGCGACACAGTAGGCTCTATTGGATGTATCGCTAGGGATACCATACAAAGTATTGGCTCTGACGTTGTTTTCTTGTCAGACTCAGGTGTTCGTTCATTGATGAGGACTATTCAAGAAAAGTCTGCTCCTTTGCGAGACTTGTCTAAGAATGTTCGTTTTGACCTAAATTCAGCATTGGCAAGCGAGACATTGGCTAATCTAAAGTCTGTTTACTCAGAAAAAGAAGCCTTTTATCTACTTGTTTTACCTGCATCCTTCCAAGTTTATTGTTTCGATACCAAGCAATCATTGCAAGATGGTGCTTCCCGTGTAACGAAATGGGACTCTATTGCTCCAACTGCTTTACGTTCACTTAGAAATGGTGACTTGTATATTGGTAAGAATGGGTACATTGGTAAGTATGGAACTTACCTTGATGACACATTAACGTACCGATTTGCGTACTATACAAACAATGCTGACTTGGGAAATCCTAACCAGATTTCTATTTTGAAGAACGTGACTGCCATTGTGATTGGTGGATCAGATCAGTTTTTGACTATCAATTGGGGATTTGACTACTCTGGTGCTTATCGTGCAGAGAATGTATATATCCCATCACAATCCAGTTTTGAGTATGGTACGGCTGAATACAATATTGCCGAATACACAAGTGGTGTTCCAATTAAAACACTAACTGCAAATGCTTCAGGTGCAGGAAAGATTGTCCAGACGGGTTATGAAACAACCATTAAGGGTGTCTCATTTTCATTGCAAAAGATTGAAATTCAAGCCAAAGATGGCAAAATGGGCTAAGAGGTAAACCATGTCCGCTGTCCTTAATTTTGTTAGAACATCAAAAGTTTGCTCTCATTGCAAAGAGGATAAGTCATTTTCAGAATATACAAAAAATAGGTCGGCAAAAGATGGTTTGCAATATAGATGCAGAACTTGCGATCTTGTTTATCAAACAAAACGAAGAGCTGATAATTATGATGAAAGTTTAGAATACAGCAGAAACTATCAGCGTAATCGTAGACAAAACTATGATTACAGATTGCAAATGCTTATCAACTCATCAAAGCAACGAGCAAAAAACAAAAACAGAGAGCATTCGATTACTGTTGAAGACATCAAAGCAATTTATCCAGCAGATGGATGTTGCCCAATTTTCGGCATGAAATTAGAGTTTAACCAAGCAGGATTCAGAGAAAGCAGCCCTAGCATTGACAGAATAGACTCGACTAAAGGATACACACGAGATAACATCCAAATTATCTCTTGGAAAGCAAACCGAGTAAAAGGTTACGCTACTGTCGAAGAACTTGAAATGTTAGTTGCGTACCTGAAAAACGGAGAATGATATGAGCCAATACACCAAATCAACCAATTTCGCTACCAAAGATAACTTATCACCTGGCAATCCTTTAAAGATTGTTAAGGGTGCTGAGATTGATACTGAATTTAACAATATTCAGACTGCTGTTGCGACTAAAACAGACAATGCTTCTGCCGCTAGGCCCACCTCCAAAACCACCACCAGTTGAGGTAATGGTTGAAAATACTGAATCCGAACCTTTTGCGCCTTGATTTCCACTTGTTCCACCTGCACCGCCAGCACCAACTGTTACTGTAATTGAAGTACCAGAAGAAACAGCAAATCCCGATGCAGTTCTAAATCCACCAGCACCACCACCGCCAGCACGATAAGAACCGCCACCGCCGCCACCAGCTACTACAAGATACTCAACGTCTGGAGGAGGAGAAATAGTTGATACAACATCTACCCAACCGAGACCGCCATAAATTTCAAATTTATTAGTTGTACTATTAACTCGAATCATTCCACTAGTAGGAGTGGCCGGTCTTTCAGCAGTTGTTCCTGTTGGAATTTTAAATGAACCTGTAGATGTGTTTGCTGTATCAGAAACAGTTGTTGCTGTTGCACTTCCAGTTGCCGCAATGGTGATAGCACCACTTCCATTGGTAATTGTTACACCAGTACCCGCAGTTAAAGTTGCTTTTGTGAGCGTGTTACCAGTTGTATTACCAATTAACAGTTGACCATTGGTGTATGAAGTTTGTCCTGTACCTCCATTTGCTACAGGTAAAGTTCCAGTTACACCTGTGCTTAAAGGAAGACCAGTTAAGTTAGTAGCAACACCACTTGTTGGAGTGCCTAATATTGGAGTAACAAATGTTGGACTTGTCGCCAATGCAACAACAGTTCCACTACCAGTTGTTGTGTAACTTGTTCCCCATGCAGATCCAGTTGAATTAGCTATTCCAGCGCCAGGATAACTAAAAGCAATAGCCGCAGGTGAAGTTACAAATACATCTTTTGATCCTGCTGATAAATCAACAGCAGTACCGCCATTTGATGAAGCAAGGATTGTTGTTCTAGCTAATGTAGTTCCAGAAGACGTATAGGTTCCAATGCCAACTTCCCATTGAGAACCACCACTAGAACTAATTGCATAGTATGTGGTATTTGCATTTCCAATTACTGAAAACGACTGAAAACCAGTAGCAGCGCCAGCAAGAGTAAGAGTACCCGTTCCTGTCGTTGTAGTAGTTTCCTTTACACGATCTGCAAGAACTAATGCCATGATTAACTCAATGTAATGTCAAGATCACCAGCAGGGATGCGTAATACATCACCAGTTGCAATAGACTTACTTGTTGTTAAGTCAGCCCAAGCAAGCATATTTCCTGTTGTTAAGGCATCAAATACAGCAATTGCGACAATCGTACCCCAACTACCAGTAGCGGCATCAAACTCAACTGCCGCACTATTAGTAGCCAAAGTTCCAGTTCCACTTACTGTAAAAGCAGCAGATTTACGTGCGTATCCCATACCAGTTATTTCTGTACCGCCACCAGCATCAGTAGGTGCGGCAGTAAACAAACCAACATAAACAGTTGTTGGAGATGTATATGCTGTATTTGTAAATACGTGCTTAAGGATCTTGTCCTCAAGATAGTCTGTAAAAGAACCTGCCATTTTTTACCCCAAAGATCGGGCACGAACAATAGGAGTTGAAGAAACAGACGCCCTTTGATCTGCTATTTCAATGTCGCCCAAGGAGTTTGTATATAACGTACTCCAAACGGCAAGACGCTCATCATCTTTTAAATATGGTGTTGCTTCTACTAAAGAACCATATAAGTACAAGTCTGGGGCATAGGCCAGAAGCCAGTTGCTTGTGTTTGAATCACTCAGCGCAGGAATCTTACCATAATATGTAAGTTCACCCGTATAACCAGTATCAGGAGTTGGAATAACTTGTATCTGAGTGCCAATAATTGTATAAAACTGAGGTTTACCAGCAGCAACATAATTAGTCGCAGACCCGTAATCACCTTGATTCTGCGTTACATACTGTAGGTAAGTAATCGGATTTGTATTCAACTGGAATTCTTTAGCCTGTAAGAAGTCAGATGGGAAGGCAAAATACTGAGTATCTAAAGTAGCCGTAGCCCTTTTGACCATCTGTCTTACACGCAACTTACGATTAAACTTTGCTTCAGCTAAAGTGATAAATGATGGAATGGCAGACGTAAGATCATCTCGGTTTAGATAATCCGCTATGGTAGTCTTTAATCCGCTAAATGTATCAAGTGCCATTTTCTACATCCCTACACGCTAGTGTATGCTCATGTTTGTACTCAAATGTACCAATATGAAAGATCTGTTTTGAGAGATCTTGGTCAATATATGTTTTATGCCCATTTTGGGCGGCTCTACGGCAAAACCATACATCTTCACCAATATAGTCTTCCGCAGCGGGAACCCAAGGGATAGCGAACCAAGGATATTCCATAGATTTGTAGACTTCGGATTTGACAAGCATTACACCCATCCCGCAGTAGTCTACTTCAACAAGTCCTGTTGAATCGTCCTCAGTATATACCCGATTGACAAATGTTGCATCCATATCTGGGGTATTTTTTTTCACCGCAATTGGCTCTGTCGGGAATCTACGTTTTGCATAGTTTCCACAGACAATACCAGTATCATGTTTTAGTAAGCGCAAGATTGTATCTTTTGGAAATCTCATGTCGCTATCAAGCCATAAGGTATGGGTGCATTCTGCTGCTACCGCATCTCTAGCTAAATCCTGACGTTGTGCTGACAATAATGTGCCAGCAC